TAGTTGGTTTTGGTGTTTTTAGTTGATTTTTAAGTAATTTTTTTTCAATTTTTAATTTTTCCAAATCTATTGTTTCTTCTACTACTTTGTATCTCTTTGCTGTTTTTTCGTCTATTTTTTTAATTTGCTCTTCTCCTATAAGAGTAGATAAATCTATTTTTTCTAAAGTATCAACCATACAATCACCTACGTTATTTCAGCACCAGATATATGAACAGTTATTTGACCATCATTCTCAGAAAGTCCCTGAATCGTGTCGCCGACATTTAACACTTGCCAGCCTGTCCAATGAACAAAATCGTTAGCTGGGACATCCCATTCCTTAAACATTACATTCGAATCTGTTGCTGAAGTTCCGCTTGGAACTAACCATAAACTGAAATAACAATTAGCAGTAGAATTATTGCAGACGTGAATATCTCTTAGAATTGTTGTTGTATCTGCTGGAGTAGTGTATAAAGTAGATGTTGCAGTTCCAAGCGATTGTACCACGAGTTTTTTTTCCGTAAATGCCATTCATCTCACACCTGCGAAAAACGCATATCTAATAATATCTTTGTTTTCCACACTTAAAGATTTATCTCCCAGATTTACATTCTGCGTTGCACCAGAATACGGAACATATTGATTTGCAAGAATTTCAGTAGTTGTCGGCATTGACCATCGCGTCATAGAGTCGTCTTCATAGTAAATTTCAAGAGATGGCGAGCTGCCACCACTTGTCACATGAACATAAATCTTGCCAATTATTCTGCTTCCGCTTGCTGGTATGACATCATTTTGCAACAATAACGGGACTATGTATTGTTGTTTCGTTGAAGTTAGAAAATCGCTATAAGATGAAGTTTGCAACACAACTTCTGTGCTGTCAGATTTTCTTTCGACAAGTTCCCAATAGAGCTGTAAGTTTTTAGTACCAGACGATTTGCGTGCATATATCCACAGGTTGTAAACGCCGGCTGGAAGAATACTTGGAGTTTGCCCACTTTGGCTCATCCACCCTTTTATATATTCCCCATCAGCAAGATTGGTAAATGATAGAGTGTATTCGGTTTCACCCAAATCGTCTATTGATGTTGTAGTCAGTTTATAGTCAGATATGCCAGAATCAGTATCTAATGCGTACCAATCAACGATAAGCGAAGAAACTACTAAATCAACATATCGCTTGTTAACAAACTGGTTAAGGTTGTTGAAATCTGAATAATCTGCATTAAGTAAAGGTATCCCGTTGTTGACAGTTTGAACAGTTCCTTGATTTAACTTTAGATATCTTGCGTCAAGAACAGTAAAATCTGATAAATCTTCGTCCTTGTGTTTGTGCATTAAAATTTTGTTTATGATTTTATCATATGTAACTCCCATTAAAATGCACCAGAGTATGTCGAATATGTTAAACTTGTTCTGTTAGACCAAGCATTGGAGTATGTGGTTACAGTTGGGTTGTTTGAATTTGTAGCATATGTAATAGATACTCCAGATGTTTCATCTACTTTAATTATAAGCCAGTTTCCTTCCTCGTCTTCTTTCCCAATGTAGGTGATGTTTGCTGTTGAATCATCTATGTCATTTGTTTTATATGCATCTTGTGTTTTAAGCGACTTGGCTGTGTCAACAAAACTTTGATTAAGAATTTCAACATCAGAATATCGTGCATATGCCATTTAAATCACCCGATTATTTTTTTCAAGTGAGCTTCCTGAAACACTTCATCTGAATCAAACTGTTCTTTATAAAGTCCTATCACGAGATATTTGTCATTCTGATATTCAATTTCATCTCCTATTGATATGTTTTCTGTTGATTTGAAAAAACCTATTGCATCATTTGGTTTGAGAATCCCAGAACGAACTTCGGTCTCATCTCCGCTTAAAATCTGAATCTCGCATACTGCTGAAATTGTGCTTGCAGTTGATTTTGTGACATCTCCTCTGTCATTGATATTTTCAGTAATTTTATACACGTTTACAGTTTTTCCGAATAAAGTTTCTATTTCAGATTTGATTGTCATTATTATCAATATATATTGTAGTTTGGTATTTTAAATTGTTATCACTCTCTCCATCTCAAATCTTTCCTGCGATAGTAAATCGGGTCTTTAATTCTCTTTCCCGGGACAGGGATAAACTCCTTCCCACCAAATCGTCTCAAATATTGTGGATAAATTCCATAGCATATCTCATAGTTTCTGCATTTTTGACAAGTAGGCAAAAACAAATTGTTTTTAGTTGACCACGAAACTAAGTAGTTCAACAATTTCTCCTCGTCTGTTTTACCGAATGATGTCATTCTTGCAATTTTTGTTAATTCCGAGATTTGTTCTTTGGTTAGTTTAAATCCTGACTTGTATTCCCATTCATATGGGTCGTATTGCCATTGATGAAAATTACACACATGCTTCTCATATCCCCTCATCATGCATAGTGGGAAATATCTTACATTAACCCATATACCACTTGCATCTAAGATATCAATTGCTTTTTGCAGGAACGGGGTGATTTCAGAGTATTTGGCTTGGAATTTAACTGTATTAATCTTAGCCCAATCAGTTCCCTCATGTGGATTAAAACAAATGAAATTAATTTTTCTGGGTTCAATTTTTATCATCGCTTTCGCGTATTTTGGCAAATTTTTGTAATTAAATTTAGTCATTGTGCAATTAACCCTGAATTTGAAATCATATTCTTTTAATACTTTAATCGTTTTCATTATCTGGTCGTATGCACCTTTCTTGGCAACTCCTTTGTCATGGTCTGGTTTGTAACCGTGAATGCTAATCAACAAGTCATCCAATCCGTTTTCAATTAATTTTGGAAATATATTTGTTCGCTGTGCGTTTGTGATTATAGTTGGTTTCAGATTTATTTCAGAGCAATACTTAACCATCTTAACAATATCTGGATAAACAGTAGGTTCGCCACCAGTAATGTCAACTGCTTCGAGATTATAATAAAATTTCAGTTTGTCAAGCTCTTTTCTAACATCTTCGAAACTTCTGTGCTTTTCCTTTTTTAAAAAACGATAATAACAAAATGTACAACGCAAATTACATAACATTGTCGGATATATCACACCACGTTTACACATCTTCATTTAACATCCTCTCCATAATTTCATAATACTTATTTGAATTGAACCATTTATTGTTAAAATATTTTCTGTCTTTGTCCCACACACGCCATTTATCGTCACGCATATCTATTGTTGCTCCAACTAAATGAGTAACAACGCATTCGGGAGTGCAAACTACTTTTAATCCTTTTTCCCAAGCTCGAATGCAATAATCTGCATCCTGTCCGTATTTTTGGAAATTTTCATCGAATTTCCCAATTTTCTTATATGCCTTTTGAGTTATCAGCATACATGCTGATGTTACATATGGTCTTAAAGTTGGCTTTTTTATGTCTGTTTTAAAATGCCAGCCGAATTCAAATAAACTAACATTTCCGCCTGTATGATTCAAATTACCATCCTTGTCGAATATTTTTGCACCGACAATGCCAACATTCGGATAAGATTTCAACCCGTTAATCAAACCGTCAATCCAATTTTCCGTTACAACCACATCATCATCCATAAGAATTATGTATTTTCCATTTGCTATTGACAACGCTCTGTTGATTTCCCTGCTGTGGTTGAAATCTGGTCTTATACCAACGCTTATTAAAATTAATTCAAAATCTTTGGTGTTATTGTAAATGCTGTCCAAACACATTTTTGATTTAGAAGATACGGGATTACCGCTTATTATTATTATTGATGTTTTCATTCAATCATCTTCATAAGATGTTTATAAATTATATTCGCAGTATTCTCCCATGTAAACTTTTTGGCTGTATTGTATGCTTTCTTGGCTTTCTTCTTGGCTTCATTTTGATTGTCGAAAACATATCTCATTTTTTCCTTTAGCTCCTCAGGGTTTGGTTCTGCCCATTTTCCGAACTGTAAGAAAATATTGCTTAATTGTTGTTTCCCACTTGCAGATACAAGTGTAAAATCATTAAGAAGGTAACAATTTTTATCGTTTATGAATTCAGTTTGTCCAGACCAATTAGTGGAAATGCAAGGTAATCTTGTTGCCATTGCTTCAAGCAATGGTAAATTCCAACCTTCTCCTCGTGTCGGTGCTACAAAGCAATCAGCGGATGTATAAATTCTTCCCATATCTTCGTATTTCGGTATAATTCCTTCCACAATTTTTAATCCTGCTCTATCTTGTGGTAATCTCAACGATAATAGCTCATTGAATATGTTAAAGTTCGGTTGAAACCATTTAGCAGTACCGCAAACAAGCATTAGCTCAACTTTCTCATTTTGTTTGAATTCATCGCTAAATGCCTTAACTAATATGTCCACTCCTTTTCTTGTTTCCCATTTGCCAACGAAAAGAAACCTAAAATTGTCTTCTTTTTGAACAAGCGGGTCTCTATATGGGTTGAAAATATTTAAATCGACACCAAGAGGAACAACTTTTACTGGTCGCTTAACTCCAGAACTTTTAAACACTTTCTTTCCCCATTTGCTTGGCGTCCACACTTGGTCTAATGTGTTCAACGCTTTAACCCAAAATGGCGGAATCTTATCTACCTCAAGCATAGTAAATATAACTCGTTTATTCCCATGAAAACTCATAGCATCAGAAGGATTTGCTATGGACAATCTAATTGAAACATCAGCGTCAAGTTGGTTTATGTCTGTTGGATTGTAAAACTTAAATAACTCTTGCGACATTGAAGAAATTTCATTTTGATATGCTAAATCAAGGTGTATATCCACTCCAAGTTCTGATAGTTTTGGCAGCACAAAATTTGTAATTCTCCCATATCCAGTTAATCCGACAGGTCCAACCCAATAAATTCTCATTTGCTCACCTTTAACTCGCTTTGAATTTTATCCAAATTGGTAACCCACCTACCGTAAACTAAATCTCCATCCCAATCGTATTTTCTCGCAAATTTTAAGCTCCACTTTTTATGTTTTTCCATTTTATCTGGTGATTTCCACAATTTCTCTATTTTCATTGCTGCATCCCATGGGTCTGGAATTGCTGTCCATGAAATTATTGGCGTCATTATTTTGGTTTGCACTTTTACCCTTAAATCTGGATGGACAAGTTCGCTTGCTGACGCAAAATCGGTTGCAATACACGGAACTCCGCATGCTTGCGATTCAAGTATAGGCAATCCAAATCCTTCTCGTGAACTGATTAACAAATTAACATCGAACATATTGTAAACTTCTGGCATTCTGTTATATGTCAACTGAGTGATGAAATAATAAGGGTCAGACATATATGTTATCTTATCCAGCCCGAAAAATCTTAGCATTGCATTCAAATCCACGCCATGAACATAATTGTTTACATCAGTATGCAGATATACTCTCAGTTTGCAGTCGGGATTTTGTTCTTTAAATATTTTTATCGCTTCAAATTGCTTGTCCCAACGCTTCCTGAATTCTTTATCGTAATTCCCTGCGACAATTCCGATTATGAATGAATCAAGGTCTTTCTCTTTCAAGTTCCATTTTTTTCTGCATTCCAATTTATCCATCGGTCTGAATAAGTTAGTGTCAACTCCATGTGGTATCCAATCCATTAAGTTTTTGCAACCTGCCTTTTTCAAACTATTTTTAGCCCATTTTGTGAAAGGTATTAATTTCCAGCATTTTTTCAAAACTTTTAACAACATCATAGCTGGCGGGTCATGGTCGGTAGGAACATATCCAACAACTCTATCGCATTTTTCAACAAGTTCTGGTGCAACCCATATATCAAATATTGGCATTAGAATATCGGATTTGGTTCGTTTGAAATGCTCCATAAAGATGTCTTTTCCCCACGGGTCTCTCCAGCGAGGTAATATCGGAATTCCATTCCACATTAAAGGATGTTCCGATTCAATGCCCCAATAAGCAAAGATAAAAACTCTATGCCCCATACGCTGGAATCTTGGTGCGAGATATCTGCATACAGTAGCATATCCAGTCGGACCAAGAGGACTATTTGTCATAATCAAAATTCGCATAATGATATTTAGTAACTTTGATATATAAAGTTTATGATACTTATGGAGTTTCTCCCGGTTCCAGTTGTACTGGAACTCCTGAACCAGAATAAGTCAATTTTTCTGCAAGCTCTTTTGACATTTTCTCAACCATTTCCCAGTTAACTGGTCTGAACATTGTTTTTGCTCTAATCATATTGAGCGTTTGCATATACCTGTCGTAAAAACTAACCAATCCGGGATGTCTGGTTGTCTTTTTAACTGTAACCTTCCCGATTTTATAACTGTCTATGTCTTTGAGGTTTTGTTTTAAAAAGCACAAATAAGCAGTTAATTCAGTACATGCCTTCTTTAATAAGAAATGGTCATATGGAATAGGAAACCATACATATTTTACAATGTAATCGTAATTTGTTTCAGGAGCAGATGAAAAAGTTATTTTTCCCATTTCATCATCATCTATACTCGCAATTGCTCCAGACCATTTTTCCCAATGGTCTTCTGTATTAAGTTTTTTCCAAACTTCTATATCTGCTGTGCTAACGCTCCCATCGTTAGACATGTCTCCTATGGGAGAATAGTTTAAAGTATAAGTTTTATTGCTACCATCAATGTCGCCTGTTACATATGTGGAATCGCCTAACTTTACATATAAAGTAGCACCAATGTCAGCGTTTATCTGAGCAGTAGCATAATCTATCAAAGAAGCTATTTCAGAATTAGATATATCCGAAGTAGTAAGATTAGTTATAGCTCTAACATCAGCTGTCCCGCAGTATGCCATTCAACCACCATTTTTAAACGGATGTGTAAGATACCGTTACATCCATATTAGTACTTGCTATTAATTTCAGTCCAGAGCCAAGTTCAGTATCAAACCTTGCAGTTAACCCTTGATTTGTACCCGGAGCTAAAACTGCTACGGTTGCCGCTGCTGCTGCTGTCCCATCACAAACAGTTAGCGTACCAGAAGTTGGGTTCATAATTATTGTGTGTAAAATCACAGGGTCAGATGCAACATTAATTGTTCCTGCGGAACTAATTCTGTAATATGTATATCTATCAACTCCTATCGGCAATCTTCTCACCACTAAATAATTCCACTTTTGTTATATATATAACTTTCTACTTATTTGAGCCCTTTGTGGATTATAAAGTAGTGTACCTTTTCGGTTGCATTATCTGATGTAAAGATTGCAGTTCCACCTGCGAGTTGTGCAGCAGAACTTGTGCATCTAACATCTGCTGCGGCAGCACTTCCTATACCAATAGCTGCTGAAATTGCACCGTCAACTGAAACGGTCGCAACCGAACCAGCACATGCAATTGTGCCGAATGTAACTTTATAATCCTTATAGGGACTACCAGTATATTCTGCTATTAACCAACCTTTTGACATCTATGACCACCCCGAACCTTACCGCCATACCGTTGTGCTGTTTGGGCGGATTCACTAAGGTTCTTTAAATAAAAAAAAGTAAAAGTAAGCCAATACTCCTGATTTAGCAACTTGCTATTAAACAAATTGCGTCCTCGTTGACTACTCCTGATTTTAGCATTTGTGTGACATATACTGTAATTGCGTCTCTGCTTGGTTCTTCTCTTCTCCTTACTGTCAAATCTCTTTTAACAGCTACTATTGCTGCTCTTTTGGAATCTAAAACTACTGCACTACCAGATGTTTGCTGAGTTGTAACTAATACTTTTAACCCAGCAAATTGTCCTATTTCTCCGTTTAATATTGGTTCTCTGCTTCCATATGCTTGTGCATTTATGAACTTAGTATCTTTTAACAAGTCTTCTGCTTGGTCTGGGTGTATTATCAATACATCTGGAGACCAATTGTTTCCTCTGACTTTGGCTACTGCTGCTACAACATCATCATAGCTTAGCACGCCAGAAGTAGTTGCAGTAACAGTTCCTTTATCTGCGGATGGTTTCATTATTTCTGTTAATATGTCTGTGTCAATTGCTTTCGCCATTGCATATCCTGCTTCAGCTAACCAATCGTTTATCAAATCAAATTGGAAAGCTTCAATAGCGTCATATGTAATTTCTACTCCTACACCATATTTAACTGGTGTAATTGTAGCTGGCGAATAAGTAGGATTGACTAATGTTATCTCGGAACCTTCTGCTACTGTTCCAGCTGTTATTGTTCCTCTTTTTCCCACTATTAAGCTTCTTGCTGGTGAACCAACCAAATCTCTATTTACTCTACAAACTTGCATGGCAATTAAGTTTGCTCTTGCAGCTTCCTCAACTTGCCTTGCAATTATTTCGGTTGGTTCAAGAGATGCTATTGAAGTTGTTATTGTTCCTGCTAATTGCTGAAGGCTTCTCATTTGATTGTCAATAAATGCTAATCTTTCTTCTCCTCTCATAAGTCACCCCTCCCCCATGGAACATTTTTCTTTTCTGCCCAGACCAACACTTCTCCTGCTGAAAGTTGGGACAAGAATCTTTCAACTTTCTTGTCGATTTCATCTGGAGAACTTAAGGATTGTGTTAGTCTGACAGGTTTGTTTTCAAGTTCTTCTACTTTTTTTGACATTGATTCATATTGTTTTTTCATGTCCTCAATTGCTTCCTTGACTTCATTTAATTCATTGTTTTCCTGTTTAGATTGTTTTTCTTCGTATGGGTATGCTTCTTTCTTTTTCTTCAAATCTTCGAGCAGTTTCAAAATGGATGAAACTTGCTCTTCCAATTTGGATAGTCTTTCCTCGAGTTCGCTTTGTTTCTCTTCATAAGGATAAGGATATTTCTTTTTCTTTTTTGCTTCTTCCTCTTCGCTTAAATCTTCAGGAGCTGGCTCGAATTCTATTTCTTGCTCCATTTACCATCACCTGTCATTATTGAATAGATTTAGCTAACTATACTGTTAGCTCTAATTAAAAACTATTTGTAATCTTATATATATAAGTTTTTAGAAGCTTTCACTAATTTCAGAAGTGTCCACTTCTTTTATATGACAATCTGTGCATGCAGGAACTAATACAAGACTTAATTCTTTAAACTCGTAATTTCGTGCAATTAGGTTGTTTCCTTCTTTCACTCTGTCAACAATTACTCCAACACTAACGCCTGATATTAATCCTTCTATTACTTTTCTTGCTATTTCCTCGTCTAATATCTCAGCTTCAAATTCTATTCCGTTTATTGCTTCGTTATACCATGTTTTTGTAACTCTTCCGACAAGGTCTCTAACCGAATCGCTGTGGTCAATCATTAATGGTTTTCCTTGCAAATCTGCTGCTGCTTTGCGAAGCTCTTCTCTTGGATAAAACAAACCGTTCCAAGTCCCTTCTCTAAGAGCTACGCCTCGTATTTTCAAAGGTATTAATTTTTCAGACAATTCAGAAGTAATCTTTATTCCTTCCGAGTATAAGTTCTCTTCGTTTCTTTCAGTTTCACGGGTTAGTGCCTCTATATATGCGAGCAATTCAGAATAAGTATCTGTTGAATCGTTGAATTCGTTTGGTTTGTCAAAAACATATTGATATTTTGTTGAACGAATTTCATCTTCGTCTGTAATTCGATGGATTACAAATATGCCGTTTAGTTTTCTTCCATTAAATTTATATTTGAAATATCCTCTGGACTCAAATAATGTTTCATAATCCCCTTTATCGAGAATTCTGACAATACCCGGATAGTTTCTGCTTGCACCGGGTTTTCCTCTTGGTATTGTTCCTTCAAAACTTAGCCAAGCAAGTGGCTGTTTTAATTGTCGTTTAACTCTGGAGCCCAATTTAAGCACATTTTTCTCTCCTACTTTCATAGGTTTGAATGCCCAACAATCCGCATACCCGTCTTTTTCGAGATACAGGTCAAAATGTTTTTCTGGTCCAAGCTGATGAACTGAGAATGTAAATCGCTTTGCAGATAGTCTTTCCTTGATTGGGAATTTGACTTTGGTTACGTCATATAAAATCGGTTTACAACCCGGTTGAGCCCAGATTAGGTATTTCTGACCTTTCTCTTTGAGTTCTTTTATGACCTCACCTTTATAGTGTCTTGCCGCATATGGAGTCTGGTCTTTTGGTTTGCCGATTAACCAAACCCTCTTCCCACCGGGTCTTATGGGAGCATAAACAATTATATATCTGCCTTTTAGTTTTTTACCGTGCAGGAATAATTCTATGAAGTGCTGACGCCACACACCTATTTCGTAAGTTCCCTTGTCTTTTATGAAAAATTTTGCATATTTTTTAGCGGTTGCACCAATTTCTCCGGGCTTTGTAACACCTTCAAATGTTAACCACGCCTTCGGTTGGATTAATTTCCAAGTTCCCTGAAGCTTATCATTCGGTTTGAGGTTGTCTAAATCTCGTTTCTTTGCTTCGTCAGTAGTGCCGAGAAAAATAGTAAACCCGAACAAACTGTTTGGTGAGAATTGTAATCTTAAGTCTCCATGCACGCTCCTGTTTGTTTCAAATAATTTATCTTCGCTCCAGTTTTTTTCTTCTTCAGTTAAACCTCTCCAATGATGTTGATATACAAATTTACCTTTACCTGATTTAGGAAAAACTTTATACCAATTTTCTGTCCAAAACTTATGAGCAATATCAGAACGAGTTTCGCCTTCTTCTCCTTTTTTCAATCTTTCTAACGAACTCAAATTAATCACCATACCATCGTATGCAAGCTGGACTTTTGAAGTTATACCCATTATTTTTGCATGTTTCTGAATGGTTTTAATAGCTTCATTATACGGTGGATATGTCCTGCCAGCCTGTGTAATTATTAGGATTTTTGGTTTATATTTTTTGGCGATTTCTAATGCTTGTTCAGTATTCATATGCCCTCTGATTTGCTTTCCGAACCACATCGCACCATCTGCTATTATCACGGAAGCGTCTTTAAAATATCTCTCCGATTCTTTCGGGATTGCTTCCATATCTTCTGCATATACAATGTCATTGATTCTGAAGCCGACTGTGGGAAATCTCTTACCATTTGACGGGAAAGCTTCAAAATGCTTTACCCTGAAAGGTATAATCGTTAGGTTTCCAATTTTAATCTTATCTCCGGGCTTGAAAAATCTGAATTCGGCAAAGCTTGTGTCTTTGAAATCATCTAAAATTCTTTCTTTTGTTTCCCTTTCGCAGTAAACAGGTATTTTTTCGATATTTCTCTCTTTCAGCCATTTTCTTAGTTTATACCAACCATTTATCGCATCAGTATGACCATGTGATAGCAGAACTGCATCTATTTTGTCTATTAATTTGGATTGGACATCAAAAAAAGGAGTTACGTCAATTAAAATGTTTGCAGAATTCTGTATGTAGGCTGAGCTATTCAAACGTCTATCTTTTCCTTTTCCAAGCACAGGTTTTGTTGGTCCCGTGCCCAAAAACACAAACCTCATGTGACCACTTTCATTAATACCGATACGATTACAGCTATTATGGAGACGACTATTCCAAGTACTGTCAAATCTCTCTGGTGATGTCTTAGATGATTTTCAAGATGAGCTTTGACAGTAGCAATTTCAACATCCTGTGCACCTATTTTTTTATGTAATAACTGAATGCTGTCTTTTATCTCATCAATTGCTTCTTTAATATATTGAATGTGAGTTTCAACTGAATTTTTTCTTTTCATTCTTTTACTTCCACCCCCGTGCTTACAACTATTGCATCTAAATCTTTCAAACTTGATGTTTTGGATAAATCAGGTCTAAGCATTTTAAATCTTGGTTTATGAACAGAATATCTTATCTTATCATTTTTTCTGTGTCTCCAAATTTCTTCAACCAGAACATCAATTATATCTCCCGGATTAGCTTTCACATCAGTATTAAATGTTTTCCCGAGTACCATTACTTTTTTGTTATTGAAATCGATTAAATATTTAGGATTAATTTTGCTTACAAGATTGTTTGGTATGTAAATGCCTATTTTATAGTTATATCCGCCAGCCTGATTTGAAATTCTTTCGATTACTACCGCATGAATATCTGCAAGTTTTCTGTGTTTAAACCAGCTTGGATGTTCTCCAAAGTGGTATGTGGAATTGATATCTTTTAATACTGCTCCTTCTGAATCTTTGAATGAGCTCATTTTTTTAACTGCTTTCAAAACTTTGTCTTTGCCTTTCACGAATACATAAGGAGTGTTAATCACTCTCGGACAGAATTTTAATTTTTTCAAAATCTCTTTTCTTTCTTTTAATGGCAAATTTGAAATATCCTTGTCGAAATATGTTATGTCCCAGACATATAACTTGACATGAGAATCGTCTGCTTTTTCTCCTCTCTTGACAGCACCGACAAACACAGCCAACGCTCTTCTTCCGCCTTTTTCAGGAACAAGTTCTCCGTCTATTATGTAATTATGCGTGGAAACTTTGGAAAGAATTTTGGTTAGCGTTGGAAATGCTACTGTAAGGTCTTTTTTTTGTTCTGAGAAAATCTTCACATTATTGTCGAATTTATGCACAGATACATGAAATCCGTTTAATTTTTTCTCAACTGAATATGTCACATCTTCCTTGATTTTTTTCAATAAAGCATCTTCTTCATAAGTAGCAGAACCATATGGTTTTTGCGGGAGATAAGGCTTTCCGAGAGTAATGCTTGTTTTTGCCAGATTTACGAGTTTAATCTTTTTCTTTCTCAGGACTAAATCATAAACTGGAATGTAATCATCGTGTGGTCCTTCTGGGTCCCAAGTAAATTGAAGCTTGTCAGATATATCGTCAAGCATTTTCGCTATCCTAACTTTTGTTGCTCGCTCTATGAATTCAGGCGTACCTCTGTCAAATCTCAACAGGAAATCTATGTCTCCGGGTTTTTCTTTATCGGTTATATAACTTCCAACCAAGCTGACAAAATTTTCTATTAATACTGCATCATCGAGTTTGTCCACGAGTTTTTCAACTCTTTCTGGTGCTGCAAGTTCTTCAGCAAGAGGAGTATTGTGTTTAAAACCTCTTTTTCCCAGTTCCTTGACAATTAAACTATGAAGCCTTCTGATTTCTTCTTTTGTGATTTCCGAACCGTCCGGGTGGTAAAGTTTTTTTCCTTTCTGAATGCTTGCCCACCAAGCATGAACTATTCGATGGTCATCCAATAACACATTATCGGAGAGTTTGCTTGGGTCATAATTTTTTGTATCCTTAATTAGTTGTTCGAGAAATTGTTTGCTGTCTTCGTCTAATTTGTCATATGGAATGTGTTTATATCCTCGTTTTTTCAACTCCTTGACAACGAGAACATGCAAGTTTACTATGTCTTCTAAACTCCAATTATGCGGACGGGATTTATACATCGCGTGAAGTTTTGAATGATACAACAAAAGTTCTTTTGTAGACAAATCGCTCGGGTTCACATCTTTTCTGATTAAAGATAAGAATTCAACCTCATTTATAAATGTCTGAGTGCCTTTTTTTACTTTTACTGATTTCGGAACTGGAAATTTTTTCACCATGCTGACTTCATAATAGTAAAGCTGTTTTCCGTCCCAACCCCATTTTTTGAATTCCTCATCTGTTATTCTGTGTTTCGGTTTTAACTCATCAAATTCTTTTTTTGATATTTCTCTTGGCTGTCCAATTGAAATTATCCCATACGCTTTTTTCCCAGATACAAGAATGAGATATTCGTTAACATTGAATTTTCTTGTTTTTACGATTGCTTTTTTTACCCCTTTCCAGATTAACTCTCCATGCGGTGGAACAAGATAAATTCCTTTCGTAACAACCGGATTGGTTTTGTCTGGAAACGGAAGAGTGTCAGTAGAAATGGTTCCTGAATTTTGTACAGTAAATTTGTTTATATTTGAGACTAACATTGACAAAGAAATCTTTCTTTTCCATTCCTCTATATTATCTGGATTTTTTGGAAGAGGCATCTTTGTCACCCAGAGATTCGCTTGTTCTTTCAACCATAGGCAAGTTTTCCATCTTTCTTACCCATCTTCTTAAATCTTCATCAGGTGTAACCAATCCGTATTGAATTTCCTTTGTAACTCTGTCAATTTTGTTTGTCAAGCTTTCTGGACTAAATTCGTTCCAAACTATTCTGGGAACTTCCCGATAATTATGCAATTCAACTATTTTTTTGAACACTTTGTTTTCAAGCACGTTTGAAATAGATTTCTGAATCCTTTGGACTTTCTTTTGTGTTAACGATACAAGTAAATCGAGTGTTGCCCTGTTCTGTGCCTCCCCTGTTCCGAGAACAAATGCTTTTGGTAAGCCAAGCCCAGCTATTTCTTGGTTTACAAAATAAGTGCTTGCTTCAATGCTGGAAGTTGATGGGTCTGATTTCAAAAACTGGATATCATACCAATAAGGACCGACAAAATCTGTTTTATATGTTATATTCTTCATTGCGTCATGTACTGAGTTGATTTCTTCTGCTGTTGGCGGATGGTCTTTGTCTCCTATCTTGGCAAATACGAACGGAGTAGCTCTTCTGAATTCTTGCTGTGCTATTTTCTCATCCAAATTCCGTTTGCCTAAAGCAACCCAAAAAATAGGTTCAATCAGACCAATTCCAAGTTGCGATGCTCCTATTGAATACAATTTGAAATGAGCCAAGTTTTCTGCTGGAATTTCAATTGGTTTCCCACCAACTGGATTCCATTGAATGTAAAGACTTGGATTGCCAAATTCATCGAGTAATGGAACTCCACGCCTGTCTTTTTTGAAATCTATTGTTTTTGGGTCAATAGGGTCTGAGAGGTCAACTATCTCGCTTCCGTTTCTGTTAAAGATTATCTCCACGTATGCATTTCCGTATATGCACATATGCTGGACTATTTTGGGTAATATCTCGCTTTCGAAGCCGATATTTTTAAGAAAATTTTCCACATGCTTTCTTGCAGCTTCATCTTGTCCGACGACACTAAACCCGGGAGAACAAATAAGTTCAACCCAGTTGTTAAT